ACGTTGAACACGCGGAAGTAGCGCAGGATCGGGATACGCTTGGCCGCCGTGCCCGGCGCGGGCGCGGGCTGGCCCTTGGCGGGCTTGGCGTCGATGAACGTCCAGTAGACGACGACGTGCGAGCGCTCGCCCTTGCGGACGTTGCCGCCCAGCGCCTCCGCTTGGCGGTAGGTCATCCACCAGTTCGAGGCGTAGCCCGCCGACGCGGCGACCATGCCCAGCAGAAACTGGTTGCAGCCCCGGTACGCCTTGCCCGTCGCCACGCTGCGGTGCTCGCCGATGCAGGCGCCGGGCACGTTCCACGGCTTGCGCCACGGGCAGGTGCCCGCTTCGAGGGCGGCGACGACGGCGTCGGTGACGTGCTGGTACAGGTCGAAACGTTCGGACTTGCTGCGTGCGGTTGCCATTGGTAGGGTGCTCCGATTCGGTGCGATTCGCCCGGCGACGTGCTGGGCATGCAGGCACCCTACGGTATACGTCCGGTGCCGTCAAGGTGAATCCGGGAAGATTGTGCAAGATTGTGCACTTCGAGTTATGGGCATCAACGCAAACGGGCGCCCCGAAGGGCGCCCGCTGGTCGTCGGTCGTCGTCGGCTGGCGTCAGTAGCCCAGCAGGCGCCGCATGCTCGCGAGGTCGTCGACGACGTCGACGTGCGACACCGTCACGCCCGTATCGTCGTCCCAGCGGTACGTCGCATCGGACTGCACCGCGACGCGCCAGCCGCCCGCCGTGACGACGGGCCACGCCGCATGCCCATGCGAGCGGGCGAACGCGACCAGCGCCGTGCACGCGGTCGGCACGTCCTGCACGTCGGCGTCGCACGCGCCCCGGTTGTAGTCGAACGATTCGATGCGCCACGCCACGCCGGGCCGCGACGTCGCCGCGCGGCGGTACTGCGCATGCTCGCCACGCTGGCGAGCGTTCGCGTAGTCCATTGCGGCCTCCATCGTCGAGAACACCAGCGCCCTGCCCGCGTCGACCCAGTAGGGCGCCATCGTCCGGTCGTCGCCAAGGTAGCGCCGCTCGCCGTCGCCCGCAGGGTCGCAGCAGATGCGGTAGGCGGTGCCGCGAGCGATGGCGATATGCGCGGCGCTGAACTGGGTCGAGTGGTCGAGGAAAGTAGCGATCATGGTGCAGTCTCCGGTGGGTTGCGAAGCCCAGCACGCGCCGGGCATGCCATGACGATACGGTAGGCTTCCGGTGCCGTCAAGTGCAATCGGGAAAGATTCTGCACAATCGCACCGGGCAGGCTTCGAGCGCTCGACCTGCGCAGCGTGCGAACGTGCGGACGTCCGGGGCGACGTGCGTGCGTCGCACGTTCGGCCCGACGTCGGCGCCCGGCTGGCGCTCGACGACGACGTGCGGCGCTGCGGCGCCCCGCTGCCCGGTGCGAGTCCCGGCACGACTCGCCGGGCTGCCCGCTCGCGCTGCCCGCGCGCATCGCGTGGGTGCGTGCCCGCGCGTCGCGCGCGCGTCACGCGCAGGCGCGCCCGCGTGCGCGCTCGCCCGCGCCCACACGCGAGGCGGGGGGCACGGGGGGGCCGGGGTGTCGGACGTTCTACGTACCACCTCTCACAAGTTCCTGCACCTAACATTCCGACCTACCCGACCTCCCCGTCCTCTGTGCAATGCGTTGCACATCGGGGTGGGTTGTTGGAGTAGGTGGGATGGGGTTCGCTCGCAGCGGCTCGCTCACCCCATCTCTCCCTATTTACGTGACGGTGAACGAATCTTTCCATTCTGCCACTTGACAGCACGGCAGGCGTATGGTATGATGCCTGTACAACCAGCGACGTGCTGGTGGTCGAAACCCCTACCGGAGGTTCACATGTCAGAGTTCCCAGTTCGGTTCATCAGGACGGATGGCGGGCGTTCCGCTGCCGGGTACGTCGGCGAGGCAGGCGACTGTGTGGCTCGCGCCGTGGCGGTTGCCAGCGGTCGGTCGTACCAAGAGGTCTACGACGCGCTGTCGGTTGGCTGTCGCGGCCAGCGCCTGACCCGTGGCCGACAGCGAAGTGCAAGTGCCCGCAACGGCGTCGACACCAGCCGCAAGTGGTTCAAGGACTACATGCGCTCGCTGGGGTTCCGCTGGGTGCCGACGATGCAGGTCGGTCAGGGCTGCAAGGTGCACCTGCGTGCGGAGGAACTGCCCAGCGGCAGGCTGGTCGTCGCGGTCAGCAAGCACTACGTCGCGGTGCTCAACGGCATCATCCACGACACCTTCGACCCGTCCCGTAACGGCACTCGCTGCGTTTACGGGTACTGGGTCTTGACCTGACGCCTGTCACCCGATAGGGTGGTCATCATCTTTTCCCCCATGCACAGCGCCCGGAGCCGATCCCGGGCGTTGTGTTTTCAGGTGCGCCTGAAACCACGGTACATGCCGCTTGGCCGGGTGCGCATGGATCGAATGCCAAGCACCAGTTTCAGCACGGGCCTGTTGGCGACGATGGTGGCGTTGTCGGAGTTGTACGTCGTCGTCGGCACTCCGAAGGTGCCGCCCTCGAACGACCACTTGAACAGGAACGCCGGAGGCCAGTCGCCAGCCTTGGCCGCTGCGTAGGTCGCGACGCGCGTCAGGTCGTAGGTGTGCGTGACGGCGGCTCCGTCGGCCACGACCGTCGGCTTTCGTGCAGCCTCATACCAAGAGCCGCCGATCCACAGCAGCCCCGGCCCCGCTTGGTTCCATGTCGGCGCCTTGACCTGATACGAGTTGAACATCAGCGGATGTGCGTCGATGGTGAACAGGCCGCTGACGGAATCGGATGTAGTGGCGACCATCACGGCCCGGACGCAATGCACGGCCTTGAGCCTCTTGAAGAGGTTGGCGTCGGCGTCCTTGGGGTACATCAGACCGCGAGTCGTTCTCGCGCCAGCATCGTTGCCAATCACCTGCGCCGTGACCGCAGACTCGTATGTCGTGGATGGCGAACGGACGTTGATGTACGTCAGTTCAGGCGTGATGGTGAACGCACGTGGCATCAGCGTCCTCGCTTCTTCTTGGTGGCCTTCTTCTTGACGCGCTCAATGCGGATCGGCCCCTCCTGCTCCTTGTCCCACTTCTTGGCAATCTGCGGGTGGGCTGCGTGCATGTATCGCGACTGGGCCTTGCTCTTGTACGGCATGTCAGAACTCCATCGGGGTCATCTTCTTGGTGCGGGAATCTCCGGGCGGCAGGGTGAAGACGTTGCCTTGCCTGTCCTGAAACGGCATCAGGCCGTCGCCCATGTCCCGCATGATCGACGTCCTGAAGTCAGGGTTCCACTTGTGCTGAAGAACCAGCCCTTCGAGCGCGCCGCCGGGAATGCGGTGCGCGAACGAACCGTCGTCGCGGCGCAGCGACTTGCCGTTGGTCGACTGCCAGCCAAGCGCGGTCTTCGTGTCGAAGTCGGGAACTCCCATGCGTGCGAGCCAATGCATCGGTGCAGCCATGCTTCCTCCTAGTGCTTGAACCAGCGCGGCGGCGACGGGAACAGTCCTGACGCCTCCATGTGCTCGTCGAGTTGCCGCTTGAACCATCGTAGTTTCGCGTTGTCGGACGACGCAAGAGGGTCGGTCTGCATTTCGTCCTGCCACATCTTGCAGCACATTGCCAGCGCGTCGATCTCGTCGTCGTGCCGCAGGCAGTTGCGGAGCCGCGTGATCCTCGTCAACTGGCGCTGCAACTCCTCGTTGCGGGCGACGTCGGGGTGGAACACGATGCGGTGCTGATTGAACAGCGGCTCCAGCGTCGTGATGATCCGCAGTTCCTTCTGCCCGCTCACGCGCACGGGTTCGATGCTGGCGCCCCAGCCCTCGCCCTCCTTGCGCCGCTTCGCGATCACAGGCTCCAGCAGGCGCGCGAACATGCCCGTGCCGAAGTTGTCCTCGACGTGGATGATTCCGGCGCCGTGCAACTGCGCCTGATAGGCCAGCCCTTCGAGCACTTCCGGCTCGTAGCCGCCATCGAACCCGCCGACGGCCTTGACCCACAGGTAGCCGTTCAAGTGTGCAACAATCGCGTAGGCGGTCTTGTCGGCGCCCTTGCCCGACGGGTCGATCCACATGCGGCACCCGGTGTACCCGGCCCACTCCGAATCCCAAAAGATTGGCGCGTGGTAGGCGTCGATGCCGAAGCCAAGCGACGTCACGTCCTCGCACCGCGTGCTCCTGCCGTGGTCGTTGGTCATGCCCCAACTGATCGTCACCGGAGCCTTGTCCTTGGCGATTGGGAACACGATGACGTCGCGCAACTTCAACGGGTATCGGTTCCCCTCGCCAAGGTGCGTGATCATCATGTACTGCATGGCGAACGTGCTGCGGCCTTCAGCAGCCTCGCGCTCCAGCAGGTCTTCGTTGTCGAACCGCTCCGGCCACGCGCAGTCGCCCGGCCCGCGCGCGCCGGATTCGAGTTCTGCCTTCATGTCCTCCGCGAGCGACGGCACGGGTTCGTCTGCCTTCGGGTAGCGCGCAGGCCACGACTGGAACACGTAGCCGCCCTCGACCAACTTGTCGTACAGCGTTTCCTCATGGTGAGGCGTGCCAAGGAAGATGATGTCGCCGCCCGGGATCAGGATGTTCTCGAACTCCTTGACCTCCTCGCGCAGGCGCTGGCGCATGTCGAGCGTCAGGGTGTTCTGACTTGTCTCGACGTCGTCGGCGATGATCATGGTCGCGCGGCCACCCGTGATCTGACCGCCGATGCCGTAGGCGCTGAACGACGCCACGCGGTCGGACGGTGCGGTCGCGATGTCGAACTGCGTCGCGCTGTCGCGGTGACCTTCAGTCCGCTGCGGAGAGAGGTGCGACAGCCACGGCACCTTGTCGATCCACGACCTCACCATGTACAGCGAGTCGCGGCTGTGCTTCTCCGTCTTCGACACCAGCATGATCCGCTCGTTCGGGTTGCGGAACAGGCGCCACAGGCAGAATGCCAGCGTCACCCATGTCTTGCTGGCGCCACGGAACGCGCGCACGCCACGGCGTCGCGGCCCCTGCTGGAGCCACTTTCCGATCTGATGCTGGTGCTTCGCCAGTTTGGGCAGTCCGACGGCAACCCACAGTTCCTCGCAGAAGAACGGGAAGTCCTCCACAAGGCGACCGATGTACCGTTCGAGTTCCTGCGCATCCTTGCTCACACGGCTTCCTTGTCGTCATTCGCCAGCGGAGTTCCGATGCGCAGTTGACGCCTGCGCATCTCCTCGACGATGTTCTTGATCGGGCTGGCCTCCTCCGTCGCCACGGTCATGCCGCAGTCCTTGAGCCGCTGCCGGATCACGTTCAGGTCTGCCGCCGTCGCGTCGATGGTGCGCTCCTCGCCGTCGGGGCCGATGATGGTTCTGCCATCCTTCAGCACCTTGAGAAGCGCCCGGTCGAACTGGTCGGCCATGTCGCGCATCGTGTCGCTCATCGTGTCGCCGCCTCCACGGCTGCCTCAAGTTCGGAGTTGCGGTTCTCGTTCATGCGAGCCGCGTCCTTCTTGCGAGATTCGATCAGGGCGCGTCGGCGCTCGTCGTACACGGCGCGAAGTTCGGGGCTTGCGACCAGCGTCTGCTGCCACGCCGCAGTACGGTAGCGTTCGATCACTCGCACGAACATGGCGATGTCGGGCGGGTTCTCGCCCGGGTAGTTCTCCGGGTTCGTGTCCGTGAACGACTTGAACATGCGGCCTTCGGCTCCCTTGCCTTCGACGATGTGCTGCAACGCCTGACGCAGAGTCAGTTTCTTCTGCGTGCCGTCGCCCATCGGGAACGGCATGGTGACCGAAGCGATGTTCTCGTTGTACAGGTCGTATGCAGTCCTGCTCGTCTGCGGCACGCGAACCTGCTTCAGGTTGACGCCGTCCTTGTTCGGAGGCGTGCTTCGCCAAATGTGCGGCATGTTGACCATCGTTTCGATGACAGCGTCGTCCTGCGCCTTGCGGCTGACGACCGGAGAAACGATGTCGACCCACGGGTAGTCCTGCATCGGATCGAACGTCCTGATCGGCTCGCCAAGAGCGCTGTACCTGCGCGCCATGACGTCGCGACCGCCTGCGGCCTGACCCCACCAACTCTTGGCGCGCATCTCGTTGAGAAGAACCTCGACCTCCTTGCCAAGACCCTCGTCTGCCTTGACGCCGCCAAGCGGATCGACGGCATACGGGTCTGATGCGCGAAGCACTCCGGCCTGAAGGCTGGACGCAATGCTCGTCGGAGGAAGCGCGGTCAGTCCCATGCGACCAATGACTTGCTCCATCTTGACCGGGTCGTCGTTTGCCTCCATCAGCATGTCGAGGTTCATCATGTACGACTTGTTGATGGTCGTCATGGTGAGCGCGTATGCGATGGCCGTTGCCGGGCCGATGACCTCTTCCTCGTCGTTCTCGTACATGCCCGACGTAAGTTCGTGGTAGTCGGCCATCCATCCAAGCATCATGCCGAACGGGTCGAGTTTGTTGTACACGTACCAGCGGTCGCCAATCTTGACGGAGTACGGCTGGCGGCCAGTCTGCTGCCACATCCTGCGCTGCTCCGGGTCGGCAGGCCCGGCTCCCGTGAGCCGTCCATCCTGAAACAGCGCATATCCGGTTCCAAGCGCAGTCATGCCGACAAGCACCTGACCCTGCGCGCGCGAGATGCGCGCCGGATCGCCTGACGCCATGTCGAGCATGGTCTGATGATGGAAGCGGTACAGGCGGCTGTTTGGATTGATGCGGAGCCGACGTTCGGTCGCAAGTCCGACGGCAACATCGCCGCCCACCATGATCGGCGACGTCAGGTAGCCCCACGCGCGACGGAGGATGTTGACCGGAGCCGTGTAGAACGGAACGACCAACTGCAACCACCAACTCTGCTGAAGGTGATGCCTGACTGCACCGCCAAGACCGGGGATCGGTTCCGTGAACGACTGGCGGTTCGCGGCTTCCGCGATTCCTGCGGTGGTCTGCTGCTGATCCTGCGTCCAATGCTGGTTGACGTAGTCGTGCATCATTGATGCGCGGCGCAGCGGGTCTTGCTCTGCTGCGATGCGCGGATCGTTGAACGCCTCGCGACCGATCATCGTCCTGTCACGGATCGCACCGTCGCGGATGTACCGCTGGCCCATCGCGTCCGCTTCCTGCGAAACTGCACGATGGTTGGCACGCATGAACGCCAACTGATCCCGCCATCCTGTCACGCCAGCGGCTGTCATGCGCTCCTGCATCAGGCGTCGGTACAGACTGCTGTGCATCTCCGTGCGAGCCGTGACCTGCTTCCAAAACTCGTCGATGGTCGCGATGAACGTGGACGGCAGACGAACTCCGCGTCCTCCTGCATTGATCATCGTTCCAAGGATGTTCTGCTGATCGGAGTGAATCGCAGGAACAAACGTGTCCTGAACGATGCCCGTGCCATGAGGCATGAGCGTCGGCCTCTCCTCGACGAACGTTCGGGCTGCAAAGCGCAGGCCGTGGTTCATGTTCGCGATCATGCGCGGCAGATTGCGCAGGGTTTCCGTAGCGGTCAGCATGTCGCCACGGATTCCGGCGACCGCGAGTTTCTGCAAACCCTCGACTCCAAGAACCAACGGCGGGCTGATGACCTGAAGTCCGAACCAAGATCGCGGAAGCGACAGCAGGCCGTTGCGGTACACCTCAAGCAGCAGGTTGCCGCGACGCATCTCGCCGGGACGCCACACGTCGTTGAGGATGCGCACCGCAGCGTTCGGATCGACGTCGGGGTCGATGCGGGCAAGCGTTTCGGCGAGCGGCCTTCCGATGTCGTCGACAAAGCCATTCTGCTCAAGGAAGTTGCGGGCGTTGCGAAGATCGCGGAGTTCCGCTGCGTTGGGCAGCATCTGCGGATCAAGAGCCTTGAGGCCACGACCCATCGCCGTCTTCGTGTTGCGCATGTGGAAGCGCAGCATCTGAAGGTCGAAGAACGAACGCTGAAGCAGCGCGAAGTCTGCCGGGTTGTTGGTCTGAACGGCGCGCTGCGCAAGCCTGTGCACCTGACGCAACTGTCCCTGAACCGCCAACTGCACCGTGCTCACGAACGCAGGCAGTTCGGTGTCGATGCGGCTGACATCGTTCATCCGTGCCCACATCGAAGCGATGCCCTGCGACAGGTCGTCGGCATTGTTCATCAGCAGTTCGTTGAACAGGGACAGCGAGCGACGGGTCAACTGGTCGCGCGTCGCCGGGCCGCCAAGCATGTTGCGGGCCTCCATCTCCCGCGCCAGCGACTCGAAGTACGCCATGTAGATCAGCGGATCGTCCGGGTTCTCGAAGAACCGGAGGTTGTCGCGGATGTGCTCGCGGCGCGCGTCGATGTCGGCAAGTTGCCGGGTCGCGTCGGCGTCGCCAGCGGCTGCGCGCGTGCGCAGGTCTGCCATCTCCGTCGGCGTCAGGTTGCGGCCATCGGGCGACGCAAACGCGCGCTCGCGGTCGGTTCCACGACGGAATCGGCCCGTGGCCGGATCGCGCATCGTCGGCCTGCCGTCGAACACGTGCATGCGCGCCGTGCCAAGCGCGTCGTTCGGGTTGATGACCTGAAGCCAGTCCTCGCCGTTTGACTGCGCCTGCTGGATTCGGGCGATGACCGCAGAGTGGTCAATCGGCATCAGGTATCGGCCCGGCGCGTACTGGATCGGCAGGTCGGTTCGGTAGTACAGGTTCTCAAGCAGGCGCCGCGTGTCGGTCGGCACGCCAGTAGACGCAGGTGCGTTGCGGGCGACGCGCCATTGGTCGCGCAGCCACGATGCCATGATCAACTGCTCGTCGCGTCCGACGCCAGCAAGCCGGGCCGGAACGGCAGTACCGTCCTGCAACAGGGAGACAAGGTCGTCGGCGAACGCCTCTTCCTGATCGCGAGTCCACGTGCCATTGACGACGCCGTATGCCTGCTCGAATGCGTCGATGGTCGTGTCGGGGATTCCAGCGCGACGCTCAATCGGAAGGTTGCGGTTGAGCAACTGATTGCGCAGAGCGTGGCCGAACTCATGGGTTGCCGACACGATGTCGGGCATGTTCAGCCCGGCGATGAACGCGATGCCAGTCTGCTCTTCGATTGCAGCCACGGCGCGCGCCTGTGCGCCCGACGTGTTGAAGAGAATCTTGGTGCCGTCGTTCGGGTTTACATTCGGCGCTTGGGCAGAAACATCACCATCAGTCGCTCTGACTGCTCCGGCTCCGACTGCGTCTTCGACTGACTGTCCATCGGGGCTTGCGTCGATGCCTGTGGCTGCATCTCGCTTCCGCTGGGAGTTGCGGTAGATTCGATCTTGAGGGCTGTCGGGCTGCCACTTGCGGGCGACTGCTTCGGTTGCATTCTCCGTTCCTTCTGCCGCAGACTGCGGCCCAATCAGTTCATCGAACTGATGCGAATGATAGACGTCGATCTCGACGTCGAGCGACGTTGCGCGTCCACCGTTATTGAGGAACGGCTTCTTCTTCGTCCGTTCGACAAGCGCGGTGAACTGTCGCTTGCGCTTGGTAATCATCGACGCAATCTCCGCAGCCGTTGCTCCGCTATCGGACATGGCGATGATCTGCGGATCGAAGTCGGGAACGTAGATGGATCGCGCTCGCGTGATTCCGTTGACGTTGTTCGTCGCGCGTTCGGCGGCTGACTCGAACTGCATGCCGAACTCCGCAAACGAATCGCGAAGACGCTTGACTTCGGGCGAGGTTTCGGACAGCGGATTCGCGAACTCAAACTCGACGCCGATGGTTCGAGCGGCATCGACGGTCGTTCCTTCAGCCACCGTGACTGGCTGAACATCGGCAACCTTCTGACCACCCTTCGCTGCCGGAGTCACCTGAACTTCTGCTCCGGTCAGCGGCGTGACGATGCGGGCGACGTAGAACGCCTCGCTGTCAGACTCCTTTGCGTGCTTCGCCATGCGGCTGACAACCGCGTCAGCGCTGGCCTGATTCAGTTGCCGCTTGTTGCCAGTCTTCGGGCCGACGATGTTCGTGCCCTCGAAAGGCCCGCCTTCAAGCGGCATCTCGTAGTTGACGATGCCGACGTCGACAATGAAGCCGTTGGCATCGCGACCAGCAACCGTGCCGTTCGCAAGCGTCGCGCGCTTGAACAGCATGTTCGGGTCGCCAGCCATCGACTCTTCCATTGCCTTTGCGCCAGCCTCTGCGACATCGCGGCCCGGCTGGCCTCCAAGCGTGCCGGAGATGTACCTGCCGCCTTCGCCAGCAAAGTCGCGGCGAAGCCCCTTCTCGAAACTGCCAAGGTCGAGTTTCTGACCAAGGTTGTAGTGCCAATGATCCTTCTCTGCGAACCACATGATCGCCTGAAGGTCTGCCGCCGTAATGCCCGGGACGACGTCGTTCAGTCGCTGCGCCGCGAGCGAGAACGCTTCCGCGCCGACTCCATACGCGCCGCTGATGCCGAATCCGCGAGTGGCGCCAGTAACCGCTCCGGTGGCCGGGTCGACAATCGCGCCCGCTTCCTTGCCGTAGGTTCCCTGAACGCCCTCTTCTGCCGATGGGGCGATTCGGCCACTCTCCTGACGACGTGCTTCGCCAAGACGCTCCCACAGCGTTCCGGCAGCGGACTCGTCCATTGCCACACGCGGCATGTTCGCAAGGCGCTGCAACGTTCGAGCCGCCCAAACGTCGACGGTCGCCATGTTGAAGTCACCAAGCAGGTTCTTGGTGAAGTTGCGCGTCTTCGGGTTGCTGCCGTACTTGACGGTTGCCCACATTCCGGCAAGAACGCGCATGGCCGATTCGGTGTTGCTTCCGAACAGGTTGCCGACGTCGCTGCGAATCTTCAGTTCTTCGGCGAACTCCGGCTTGAGGCCGACTTCCTTCTCGACAAGAGAAGCCACTTCCGCAGCGCTGGGCGCCGAAAACTTGCCCTTGACTTCTTGTACTGCTTGGGCATACGTCATGCCCTGCTCGCGAAGTTGCGCGATGGCAGCCTTGCGTGCCTCGCCTCGCTCTGCCGAACCAGCCTCACGAATGCGCTTCTCTGTTTCAGCGTATCGAACGTCGTATGCCTGCGACTCTTCGAGGTGGGCGACGTACTTCGCCATCTGATCGTCGTACATCCCGCTTGTGAACTGTCGCAGGATGTCGGTCGCATAGCGCCAGTTAGTGGCAACCGGAGTCTTTGCGCTGGTAGCACCAAGCAGTTCGGCGAAGATGTCGGAGTACGGCCCGTACAGGCCACGCACGTTCTCCGCAATGTCGCGATACCAGCGCCCGGCAGACATGACCGCAAGCATGCGAGTCTTGATCGGGCTGTCGCCCGACTGCTGCGCGACGGACTGCATCACGCGGACTTCGTCGACCATCTTGGCCGCAAGGTCTTCAACGCGAGCCTGCCACTTCGGAGAGCCGGGCTGTAGCGCATCCCCCATTTCGTCGAGATGGAACGTGTGGCCCTGCTTCTCGAACTTCCATATGGCCTTGAAGTTGCCTTCGTCGTCGATGTCGAACTTGAGCGACGGCTCGTCCTTCGTTCCGGCTGCGATGGTTGGCGTAGACCATCCGTCCTGCGGCGAATACTTGTCGCGCAGTTCACGCAGGGCATCCTCTGCCATCGTGCGCAACTGGCCCGGAAGGCGCTGGACATCGGCTTCAGTCAGGGATTCGGGAACGACGCCTTCGGGCCACAGTTCCTTCTTCTTCCACCAGTTCTTCTTGGTCGAGAATACGGCAACCGCATCGTTGATCAGCAGGCCCATGTCCTCGCCTACACCGCCTCGAACGATTGCGCTTGCCCCTTCCTCTCCAGCCTGACGCATCTGCTCCGCGCCTTCGTAGAGCAACTTGTGCATGCGCTCGCTGACGTTGTCAGGAAGCGTGAAGAAGATGCGCTCCCAGTCAAGACCAGCAGCCGTGAATCGACGGAACAGCACGTCGGCCTGATCGGGCGCAACGTTGAACGAACTGGCGATCATGGCGCGCGTGACGCGGCGAACGCCATCGACGTACTGGCCCAGCGGGAACTCCTGCTGAACCTTGACCAGCGCTTCCTCATGGGTCATGCCGTCTTTCAGCAGTTGCCCCATGCGTCGGCTTCTCTCGACGCCGTATGCGGTAAGTTCCGCAACAGCGCGCGCGGTGTCCTTGCTGATCGCCGCCTCGCGAATGGGGCGCGGCATCGTCTTGAGGATCGAATCGGGGTCGAGGCCGCCGATCTTCTCCAAGTACCTGATGGTGTTTGCCATCGTCGCGCGAGAGCCACCTCCAGCAGCGCGGGCCGCCGCCTTTATGCCGGGCGTCGCTACCTCGACAACGCCGGAAAGAATGGCTCCTTCAAGGAAACTGACGAGTCGGCCACGGAATCCCTTGCCTTCCTCCGTCAGTTCCTTCGCATCGAACGCAGCCAGCGCTTCCTCGCCGATGCCGAACTCACGAAGCATGGTCGAGAGGTTGCCAAGTCGAGGGTCAAAGACGACCGCTGCGGCGATCTCTCCTGCGGCGGCTGCGCGAATCAGGTTGCCTGCGGTTCCAGCCTTGCCGACCTTCATCAGAGCAGCAGCAGGCCCGTACCCGACGTAGAACTGCGCGATTCCTCCAGCAAGTTGCGGGATCACGTACTCTGATGAGTACATGTTGTCGGTGTACGTCAGGGGTGTCCCACCAAAGACATCCCTGACGATGAGGTTGTATACCGATTCGCCAGCGCGCTGCGGAGCCTGCAAGGCCATGCCTGCGGCATCGACGACGTTGTTCCACACCCATCCCGCTCCATATGAGCCGGAGGTACGGTTGGGGTCGCCAGCGTCGCCAACGGTCAGGTACGAAGGCCACTTCGTCCACGACGAGAGGAAACTGTCCTTGCCTTCCGTCTTGTAGTACCACGCGATGTAGTCGTCGTATGTGAAGTACCCGGTTCGCTTCTTCGCAAGATTGACGGCAGCCTGACGCTCCATCACGTCGCGACCCGGAGCGGTTTCGCGGTCAATGCGCATCCACTCCGTCAGAGCAGCGAGCCTGTCTTCGGGCGAAGTGTTTGGGTCAAGGACGATATCACCATAGTCCTTGAGCGCACGCCGCTCCTTGTCACCAAGAACCTCCGCACGGTACGGATTGAGCCGCGAAAGTTGCTTGGATTCGATGGCGCTTTCGTATGTAGCCGGAGCGTTCGCGTCATCGAATGCCGTGCTTGCCCGGATGTTGTTGAGGACTGCCGTAGCCTCGTTCTGATCGTCGGTGCCTGCAACCTGCATGACGAGTGGAAGCATGCTTGCGTCCTGCCGCATCTGTGCCTGCAAGAGGCGCATTGCCGCAATCTCGTCCTGCGGGTACATCGGGCTGCCACGCTCGCCCATTCTGACGACGTCGCGCATGGCCTGCTCTTGCGTTCGATCAAGCGACGGCGGCGCTCCGTAGCGCTGCTGAAGGTTGTTCTGCGCGAGTCGAGAGCGTGCCACGCCAGCCGCAAGCGCCGGAGTGTCTGCACCGGAAGCAGCGAGTTCTTCGGTCGCAGACATCTTGCCAGCGGCGCGGAGTTCTTCTGCCCAAGCCTGCTCTGCTGGAGAGTTGAGCGGAGTCTGCGACAACGACGTTCCGCGAGCCAAGTCTGACGGCGTTCCCGCTTGCTTGCTGAACACGCGGTCAATGTTGTCGTTTGGAGGAACGTTCATCGCTTGTTGGACTCCGTCTGCATGCGGCGCGTTCCATCGGTGTGGAACTGCTGGATGGTGTCAATGGTAAACAACGGCTCAAGCATGTCGAGCAGTTCCTCGCGAACCTTGAACGGCTCCGTGCGCATCCTCGCCTGAATGTCGGGGCGCATCAGGAAGTTGTTGACCTGACGGTCGTAGTCGCGCAGCAACTTCTGACGCTTGAGCGTGACGCCCGGCTCTGAAACGGCCTTTAGCGCGCCAGTCGCCTGATCGACGATGACCCGGCCTTGCTCCTTGGCGAAGGCCAACTCCATCATGTCGAACTCCTGTGCAATAGTTCTGCGCATCTCTTCGACGTCGACGTCCTTGCGAATGGACGATCCTGTCTGCCACGCTGACCGGGCATCCTGAACGCGCTTGAACGCCTCCGGCGACAGCATGCCGCTCTGACCAAGCAACTGCGCGTCCGTTTCGATTGCCTGCATCTCTTCAGCCGTCGTGGCTTCGCTCATGCGCACAAGCATGCGCGTCGCGTTGTCGTCGCGGAACTGGTTGCCTTCCGTGCCAGCCAGTTTGCGGAACATGATGGTGGCGCTGGGGCCGTACTTGTCGGTCAGTTTGGCGTTGAAGTCGGCGACCTTCTTGGGATCGCCAGTAGCCGGGCTGGCGAGAAACAGCATGATCTCCGTGGTCATCACGTCGTCACGCTTGTCGTTGTTGTCCTTGATGAACTTCGCCTCCGTGTCGCGAAGCGCCATCAGCCTGTCGATCCTGATGTTGAGGTTCTGAACCACCTCGTCGCCGGGCTGGAACACCATGCGCGAGTCGAGTTCGACTGGCAAGTCCATGTCGTCCCAATCCTTGTCGGTCAGTTCTTCGCCAGCCTTGAGGCGGTCGTATGCCGCGTTGTACTGACCCATGATCTTCTGCGCCGCGTTGGGATCGTTTGGGTTTGGGCTGATCGCCTCGCGGTCGACGTCGACCGGATACGTGTACAGGCCATCGACAAGCGCCTGCGCAAACGCGATTCGGTCGTCGATTGGAAGCGTGTTGTCAAGGATGACTGTGTCTGCGTCGGTGACGAACCTGCGCTGCGCGTCGGCATCCCATCCACCCATGTCCTGCATGCGACCGATGGAGTGCGAGATGGCATCGGCACGCCTGCTCATCTCCATCCGCGACTCCATGACGGAGCCAGTCGGGTTCTTTTGCAGGTAGTGCAGCGCCTGAATGTTGGCCTTGACGAACTCCTTGTCCTCCTCGACGGTCGCCTTGCGGAGTTGCGCTTCGAGAGTGCCCCACTTGTCGGGGCTGGCGTCCTTGGCCGCAGCGCTCATCAACTGGCTCGTCTTGATGTAGTCGCCTTTGTCGAAAGCCAGCCGTGCGGCAGGAAGCAGGATCGTGTCGGCGTACATCTGATCGTTCCAGTTCTCGCGCATCCACTCGTACTCATGCTGCGACTGTGGATTGCCTTCGCGCGGAGCAGGGAAGATTTCTCCGAAAGCCTGATCGCGTGACGGGATTGCTGGCTGCGACGTGACTCCCTTGACGAACGCATTCATCCGGTAGTCACGCTCGTCCTTACGCATGTTGGTGCGCATCTCAATCGCCGCATCGACGGCATGAGGAACGAACGCGCTGGCAAAGCCGGAAACGACGAGCGGATCAGCGCCTTCGCCCATGATCTGCGTCGCAACAACCTGATACCAAGCGGGCAGGTCTTCGTCGCGCACGGCGTCGGGTGGAGCGTACTTGGCGACGTTGGGATCGAACGGTGCCTTCGGCAACTGCTTGACGACGGCAATGTCATCAATAGCAGCGTCGGCACCCTGCCCTTGCTTCATCGTCGCATACTCGCGCTTTCCCGCGCGCTCCTGCGCGTAGAACTGACCAAGTTCGTTGAACGCGCCTTGCGCCGACCGCAGGGCGAGCATGATCTGCTGCAACTGGTCGGGAATGTTGACAGCGAACACGGGCACCGGATCGGTGCGAAACCGATAATCGGGCGGCGGCGGCAGTTCGTTGCCTTGCAGCAGCGTCGTCGGCAGTCGAGGTATTTCGTTTCGCTGTGGCATGGTGTTTACGCCGGAAGTGCGTTACCGAACATGTCCTTATTCGCGCCTTGAAGTTGCCGCATGCCGCCAGCGATTGACAGTCCAGTACCAAGTCCCTGAAGGCCACCCGTGACGCCCGAAAGGAACGGGTTCTGCGCCTGCATGGAGTAGTTCATCGCCTGCGACTGGTACGCCTGCGTGCTAGACAACTGCTGCTGCTGGTAGTCAAGGTTGGCACGGCGCACGGCTTCGTATCGGCCACGGTCGATCATGTCCTTGGCGAACGACTCATCGAAGAACAGTTGGTTCATCATCTGCTCGCCGACGCCGCTTCCGGTCGACAGGCCAGCCATAGCCGCTCCTGCCCGCAGTCGTCCGCGCGCTGCCGCTGCCTCGCGTTCCTTCATGCGAGACTCTGCCGCAGCGCGGTCGGTGATCTGCGATTCGATGAGATTGCGCTGGGATGTCAGTTGCTTCTGACGATCTTGATTCGCTGCGGCCTGCATGGCGATGCCCTGCTTGATCCGCTGGTTCATCATCACGGCGCTGGCCGTGGAGGCCGCAGCGCTTGCCGCCGTGATGGCGATTACTGCTCCGATTTCTGCGCCTGTCATTGCTTGTACTCCCGCAAAGTCGAGAACGAACCGTGGTATTCGACGCCGCTCCAAGTGACTGGAAGCACGGTGTCAGAAGTAAGACTGATGGTGCACCTGTCTGCCTGCGTGCTGACCCAGCACGTGAACTTTCCGTAGTCGGATACTCCTCCGGCTGGCGTGTACGTCGATGATGTCGACAGTCCGACATCCCTGTTGATGTCGACCCTGTATGCACCGCTGTCAACATGGTCGACAACCAACTTGTGGATTGTCGTCCGTCCTTCGATGACTGGCTTGTCGTCAGCCCGGAAGATGACCTCGCTCAACTCAAGCGACGCATCGTACTTCCTTCCAAGGATGACCTTCTTGGCAGAATGGTTACCTGTGACACGAATGCTTCCATTGACGTGCGTTGCCGCAGCGGTCGTGAAGTCGTCGAACACGCAGGTGTCGATTGACGAGTCGTAGTACCCAAGGCTCCACGACGTGTAGTTGCCGCCAGCGTTGTAGGTTCCCTGCCCAGCGCTGAACATGCGGTAGTGGTCAAGTTGAACCTGATACGCCCACCCGTCCTGCGGAGATGATTCGTCCGTCAGGTTCATCTTCTCGATGATGATTGCCGACGTGCCTCCAACCTGCGTGTCGTCCCGGCGCATGATGAACAGTTCGTCGTCGATGATCTTTGCGTCCTGAACGTTGTCGGTTCCAAACTGCCAAACGCTCCAAGCGCTTTGCTTACGCTCGTTGCCGACGTTGTACGAACGGTACACGTACATGTACGAGGCGGGCAGGGTTCCCTTCGGAGCAGGCGCCGGATACGAGTCGAGCGTCACCGTGTGGCCCGACGTGATGACTGCCGTGTCGTATGGCTGCGGCGCAACGGCTCCGACCCAAGTCGTCGACGTGCTCCAGTTTCCGGTTTGCGCGCTGATGACGACGCGCTCGACGTCGTCGGCGTCAGGTCGCGCGATGCAGCAGACCATGTCGCTGTTTGCGCTTGCGTCCATTCCGATGACGGCGTTTGGCATCAGGTCATCGACGTGCTTGGTGACGTCTGCCGCGACGTTGCTGACCGCCGTGTCGGAGTAGAAGTATTCGTACAGCAGCGTCTTGCTTGGATGGTCGCCAAGCATGTAGATGCGCTCGCCGACAGCGACTGGCCTAATCGCCTTGGTCGAATACCGGGTGCTGGGGCTGACGGCAACCTGACCCGGGCCAAAGACGTCACCGCTGGTGACCTCGAACTGCTGCCCGGCACGGGTCAGGACAAGAACGGATCGTCGGTAGGGTACAACGTGATCGACGATTGTGACGTCGTTGGCGCTCAACTGAACTTCGATTGGATCGGCGTCCGTGAGGATGTCGGCGCGTTCCTTGAACAGGTTGAACAGGTCGTCCGTCGCGCTGAAGAAGACGAAGTCGTCGCTGCACAGGATGAGTCTGTTCCTGAAGTATCCGATGTCGATGATCTTGCGGCCATCCTTGGCAAACTTCGGCGCTGGCTGCGAAAAGTCCTCGCCTCTCTCGACCGTGTATGCAGAGCCGTTCATCGTGCTCGCGGTGACGCCGATGAGGCTGTCGACCTTGAGGTCGGGAGACAGGTCGATGTAGATGTCCTTCTGCGGGAGAGGCCCGCCAGTCACGATGATCTTGCCACGGACGAGCGATTGAATGCCCGTGATGTAGTCATCGGGATAGTCGTCGGGGTCAAGGCCGTTTCCGGTCAGGCACTCGTCGATCTGCTTCGAGTTCGCGTTCCACGGAACGGTAGAAGGGGTCGTGTACCCAAGGTACGTCATATTGAACGTACCAGTCGTCGGAGCCGTTGTTCCTGCTTTGATGACCTGCCTGTAGAAGGGTCTTTCCTTCCATGTGCACAGGTCGATGCTGAATGCCAGCGGACTCGTCGTCGTGCGCTGCATGCGCACGGGCATCGTGTTGGCGTCAATCCCAGTACCGTTGCCCGTGGTCGCGGTAGAGCGAAGCGAGTTGGCGATGAACGTGTTGTCAGCGACCGTCACGAACCGAAGGTTCTCTGCCTTGGCTCCTCCGTAGGAAAGGTAGGACTGTGCCGCTGCGGTAATCGTCGGAGTGACGACTGTTCCCGTGTTGACGTCAATGATCCTGATGAATCCGCTTGACCCGGCGATGACGATGTATTCCTCCGCGTCGTCGCGTTCGATGCGATGCATGCGGTACTGCTGGTTGTACGTTGCACCGCTGATGAACGCGACGAACTTCGTTCCGCTGCGCTTTCGGGCGCCATCAACAATGTTGAAGTTGACGTTCAACGCATCAGAAACCTGACCCGGATACCGGATCGTCGGAGACTGCCTGCTGATGCCGTGCATCAACCCGGGGATGCGCTGAAAGAGGTTTGACGTAGGCATTTAGCCTCCCTGATCTCGCTGCTGGCCTCCGGTGTTTGGGAACATCGGCTGCGTGTTTGGAGGAAGGTCGCTTCGAGAAGCCTCGTTGCGATCCGCTCGCATCTCCGACTGCACGTACTCCTGTTGCATCTGACTGTCGGCCAACTGACTGTTCTGAAGCCTGCGCTGGAACAGCAACTTGGCCTGCGCGATCACGACGTCGGCCAACTTGACCGGGAGGTCTTCCCAAGCAAGCAGCACCGTGACGTCGAGGAAGACGGTTGTGCTGGCACCAAGGTTGAACGTGCGCTTGTCGGCGTCGTACACCGTCGGCGTGCCTGCGTTGTTTCTTATCACCAGCGTGCGGTAGTGGTCAGGCCCGGTTGCCTTGATCGACAGGATGCCCGTCAGGGTCACGAAGCCCGAACCGCTTGCCGTGAAAGAGCGTGCGCGCTCCGTGTTCTCCGGCCAGCCTTGCGCCAGCACCTGATACAGGGCGCGGTCGATGAACGTTTCAGCGCGCCAGTAGATCGACGTCGTGTCGCCCCCGGCGCTTGGTCGGGTCGTGCCGCCCATCGGGAACTCGCCGATGGTTTCGACCACTTGGTTGATGGCGTCGACGATTGTGTATGGATTAGGCATCTACGTACCCTTCGATGTACTGGAAGGCCGGGCGGCCCTTGACGGAGCGGACGTCTGCGGTGGACAGGACATTCACGTCGCTGGACAGAATCTCCTCGCGGTTGACCTGCGCCTGCGCGAGCATGATCTCCTGCTGCAACTGGGCGTCGCGCGCCTGATTGCCGACGAAGTGTCGGTTGAAGTTGAACGCCGCGTGGGCGATCACCAACTGCGCGAACGAGTCAGGCAGGTCTGTGACCGGAAGAAGCAGCGTCACCTGAAGGTAGAACGCCGTGTCCTTGTCGAACGTGCTGGTGTTCAGTTCGATGTCGAACAACTTGCCGTCCCTGATGGTGTAGTTCTTGTACATGTAGTCGTCAGCAGCATCGACGTGCAGAATCGGAACAGCGGCGATTTCCGCAGTAGTCAAAGCATTGTTGGCGACGACCACGTACTTGGCCTTCGGGATGTGGTTGAACAGCCATTGCTTGGTCTGAAGCCGCCTGCTTGCATCGCTGATGCAACGCTCAACTTCCGATTGCGTCGACGTTCCGCTGGTGTCAAGCGCGGCCACGCGCGGCTTGCCAAGCCTGCGCAGCGTGTCATTGACCATTTCAAGCATCGTCATCATGGTTAGACGCTCTGTGTGACCATGAACATGATCTTCGACGCATTGGCGCCGTTGATTGGATTGGTTACTACGCAATCGACGAACGTCGTTGCGCGAGTCGCCGACCTTGGAAGGATTTGATTTGCAATCAGCGCGGAATCATGGTTGTCCTGAAACAGGACGATGAAGTTGGTTCCCGACTGCGCGGTGGTAAAAGTCAGTCGGAATGTTCCACCTACGCCGCTGTTGGTGATTGCAGCCGTGACGCCGCTTGAGTTTGTCCCAAGGGTCAGGGCGGTGATCGTCGTATGCGGAGCGGTGGCGCTGAACGTGATGTCGATTGAACCCCACGCCTTCAGCAGCGCAGGGCTGGTGGCGCTGAAGTTTGTGCCTCCGACGGTGAGCGACGTGCATGAAAGCGCCTGCGTCGACGTGCTGCCCGACGATACGGTAAGTCCGCTGGTAGACGTCAGGCCAGCCGATGCCGTGATCAGACCTGATGCAGTCACGGTTGACGAGAACGATGTCGCCGGAGCGATGGTCACGGCGCTGTTGCTCACGGCGATGCGCGATGCATCAGTTGTTCCCGTGTCGACAATGCTTCGCGACGTAAACTGCTCGACGGTCGTCTGCGTGCCGTTGACCGTCAGACTGCTGCTCATCGCAACAGGTTCGGAGAACGTGACCGTTCCGGCGGTGTTCGATTGAATGGTGTTGACCTTGAGTGTGCTCATACCTGCCTCGTTGGCCCTTGGTACTGGAAGTAGCGACGCGGAAGCCTGTGGTTGAAGCGGTGACGGTTGCCACGGATTCCCTTCCACACGCGGAACAACTTGTTGATCTGACTTCCGGTCAGCCTTGTCGGAAAGAATGCAAAAGGCCCGCTTGTCACTCGCGGTCGAAGATAGGCGCTTCCTTGGCTTGACTCATTGCGAGAAAGTCCAATCGGCTCATGCCAAGACGGGATGATCACGTTGGCCGATCCAAGCCCTGTGTTCGGGCTGGTCTGAATCGGGTGCTCATGCCGCAGCACGCCGTTGACGTAGATGCCAAGCCTGTTGGTGCTGTTGGTGTTTGTTCCGAACACGACAGCGATGTGACTTCGCGATGAAAGCGATATGCCCGAACTGGTCGACAGCAAGACGCTTGAGGAAGGAGTGCCGCCTCCGTCGCTTCCCCAGTCTGCTTCAAGTCTGACGGTTGTCGAGTTGATTTTGTTGAGGTAGACCGTTCCGAAGGAGTACGACACGAAGATTCCACCAATGCCTCCTCCGTTGCTTGCTCCGCTGCTCAACATGTCAAACAGCGTGTGTTTCGACCCGGTGGTCATCGCCGCAATGTTGATCTTGTCCAGTTCCATGACGACCGTGAACCCACGGTTGCCATCCTCCCTGATCTCGTAGCAGAACACGCCGGAGTTCTGCTTTGGATGGCGCGTGAACTTCAAGTCGCTGTTGACAAGCGAACCCTGCGCCTGCCTGTCAAACGGAGAAGAGAACGGAACGACCTGCGCATCGCTCTGCATCTCGCAGTCCTTCAGCCGTACTCCGCATGCTGCGATGCTTGCGATCTGCGCGCGAGTCAAGGCAGCCTTGAATATGGCTGCATTTGTGAACGTCGCTTGCGATCCAAGTGTGACGGTAGTTCCGATCCTGCGCGCTCCGATTGACACCGTCCGCGCGCCCATTGTCTGCGATGCGCCGATTCCACCAGTCGCCTGCAACTGCCCGTTGACGTACAGTTTTGCGTCCGTCGATCTAATGACTGCCGCAACGTGAACGAAGTTGAACTCGCCCAAGTACGCCGGGCTGACGGCATACGAATCGTTTGATCCTGTGCCGTTTACGGTGTCGTCAACGAGTCCAGCGACGGAGTTTGGCGTGCCCCATCTGAACGCTGGACGATGTCCGGTTCCATCATGGGTCATGTACAGTTCAATGAACGTCTGCGTGCCAGCCGTTCCGTACAGGCCCATGATGACCTGCTCTGCGTTAGTGTTCGATGGATTGACCTTGACAAACGCGGAAAGCGTCAGCGGGTTTGAGTCGCTGATCGTCTGCCACGTCGGGCTTGTGGACGAATAGCAATGCGACGTGCTGGACGTGTACTGCGATCCACGGATGGTCACACTTGGGGTAGCAAGGCAGTTGACGACGCTTCGCGTTCCGCTGTGAAAGAAGACCAGCCCTGACGGCCCGTATGCGAACTCCGACGTAGCCGCCGACTCAAGCACCATCATGGTGTCGTAGCCAGTAGTGGCTACGTGCTGCTCTAGCAGCGGCCCGTCAAGTTCGTTCTTGAAGCGCGTGATCCCGTCAAAGCCAAGCCACGACTGCCGCCAGTATCCGGTGGCGCCGTATGCCTTGGAGAGCGAGATACCGGGAAGTTGCATCAGAGCGTCGAGAAGGCAAAGTTGGCGTTGGTGCTCTGCGAGGCAAGCGAAGTCCAGTCGAACTTGACGGCGAGGTAGTGCGCGCCTTCGAGGTCAACGAGAACCGACGCGACGCGATTGTTGACGTCGCTGACGATCTTGATGGTCGGATCGCCTTCGACCAGCGAGATGGAGTCGCAAAGTTTGTCGGTGTCGACGATCTGCTGGCCCGCAACGCCGACGGTGGTCGAGAGCGTGCACAGCAGTCGGCAGATGAGCGTCGGCACCCACAGCGTTCCGCTGGCTCCACCCTGCACGGGCGCGAAGCCGTAGACGTTGGCGTAGAACTGCGCGTTCTCGTTTCCGGCTCCGAAGAAGATCAACTTCGCGAGGTTGCGCTCTGCGATGTGATGCACGCCAAGCGTGTTGGCAGCCGGGACGTTCGTCGAAAGCGTGGCGACGTCGGAGTCGTTGGCGCTTGCCACAGCAAGGTTCGTGCTGTAGCCCTTCATCCAAAAGCGCGGAGTGGTGGTAAGTGCAACGCTTGGCATTACTTTGTTTCCTCAACGAAAGAGGGCGGCACGACGTACCACCCTTCAGGGATCGTGACGTGGTTGGGAGACAGTTCCCAGCCTGTATCAGTCATCACGTACACCTTGGTCTTGCATTCCGGCCCCAGCCGGATCGGACTTCCCTCGCTCACTAGCACGACGCGAGTGCATCCACTCGCGAATGCGAACACCAGCCCTGCGAAGAACAGAAGGGCGACGAATGCCGTCCTCCGCAACCGTTGGCGTGCGATCACCGTATTTGTCGAGGATCGCGCCGAACAGCGCTTTGAGGATGTCTGCGAACCACGACATGATTGGTCAGCGTGCACCGACGTCCTCTGACGACTTGTCGTTGTCGCGTGCGAGGATCAGGCCGACTCCAGCCATGATCGCGGCAACGGTTGCGCCGATGTCCATGACGGTCGCCGGATCGTTGTCGAACATTGCAGTCAAGGCAGAGCCGACAGCGGTAAGGATTGCAGCGATGCCAGCAACGGTGGTCTTCCAACTCTTGGTCATGGCTTGTACGCCTCCAGTTTGGTTTCGATCTTGGTGAGCCGACG